AGTCGCCGTGGGAGGTAGACCATATTCTTCCGTTGCAAGGAAAAGAGGTCTCCGGACTGCACGTTCCAAGCAATTTGCAAATCCTCCCAAAAGATGTTAACCGTAGAAAACGCAACCTATTCCTCGCGTAAGGAAAATGCTATGGGCCTGAAAACCACAACCGTTTGCCTCGGCTATCAGCAGATTACGCCGAACTCCGCCACCAGCCTCACGGTCCCTGCCATCGCGCCTGACGGCTCCAAGCAGCAAGCGACCTTCGCCGTCATCACGCCGGAAATCCAGAACGTGCGCTGGCGGGACGATGGCACCGATCCGACAGCGTCGGTCGGTATGCCGATCTATGTCGGAACGTCGCTGCTGTATGATGGCGACCTGACCAAAATCCGCTTCATCAATGTCGTCGCTGGCGGCAAAGTCAATGTGAGTTACTACGCATGATGAACGTCACAGGGGTTCCGCTCAACATTGCTGGCGCAGCCTCTGCGGCCGGTTACATCATCACGGCCGACGCGATCCTGACGGAGAGCGGCACGACCCGCACGCTGTCAGCGGTTGACAACGGCAAGATCATCTACTGCACCAGCGGTTCTGCGGTCACCATCACCTGCGCTGCGGGGCTTGGGGCTGGCTTCTCCTGCACCATCATTCAGGGCGGCGCGGGTAAGGTTACGGTGGCGGCTGGCGGCCAGACGCTGGTGTCCTACTCCAGCCTGTTCAGCACAATGGGCCAGTATGCAGTCATTTCTCTTATTTGCCCTGTTGCCAATACTTTTGTAGCAGCTGGCAATCTGGGAGTGTAAAACATGACCGTGTATCTTTCTTCTTTTGGCGGCGTTGGATGGCAGTTTTTTGACGCTAACGGCGTGCCACTATCAGGAGGAAAGATATTTTCGTATTCTGCAGGTACAACTACACCAGCAGTAACCTATACGGATTTTCTTGGCAGTGTACCGCACACTAACCCTATCATTCTTAACGCCGCTGGGCGCGTGCCCACAGGTGAAATTTGGGCGCCCGCCGGGTCCAAATACAAATACGTACTGACCACAAGCACAAACGTGCTGGTGGGGACGTTTGATAATGTCTCTACAATTGCGGCTGGCGAAGGCACCATCCAAAACTTTACGGGTACAGGGTCACAAACCAACTTTGCACTATCTTTTGCGCCTATCAGCGAAAACTCTACGAACGTATATATCAGCGGCGTGTACCAGCAAAAGAATACCTATTCGTTAAACGGTCTTACGCTTGTCTTCTCGCAAGCGCCTCCTGCTAACGCAACTATTGAGGTTACGTACTTCTGATGCTTACGCCTGGCTACAGTCTGACAGCTTCCGAGCGCGTTTTGCCACGCCTTGCGATTGATTTTACGACTGCGGTCGCCGATCCTCGCGTTACGACCGCGCGCGCTGGCGACACGGCGACGCGCATAAACAGCAGTGGCGTCATTGAAATTGTAAACGCAAACCTTCCGCGGTTTGATTACGACCCGACGACTTTGGTTTGTAAAGGCCAGCTAGTCGAAGACCCGCGCACCAATCTGTTCCTCAACAGTTTGATTGACGGCACCAATTTGGCTACGCAAAGCGTTACTCTTACGGCTGCTGCCCATACGCTATCGTTTTATGGTTCCGGTTCAGTTTCAATAAGCGGAGGTCATACCGCCACTGTTGACGGTCTTGGCAACTATCCCGCTCGCGTTGTGTACACGTTTACGCCTTCTGCGGGGAGCACTACGTTTACGGTTACAGGTGACGTCAAGTATGCGCAAATTGAACTCGGCGCATTTGTGACCAGTTTCATTCCGACTGCCGGAACATCCGTTTTGCGGAACGCAGACGTGCTTACCATGTCAGGCACCAATTTCACTGATTGGTTCAATCCCGCGCAAGGCTCCTTTGTGTTTCGCGGGTCTGTTCGGACTGGATCAACACGCCACGCGCTGAACGGTCTTCTTTCCACCGAAAGATTTATGACTGTTTCAAGTGGTGGCGGACTTGGTATTTCTGACGGCGTCGGCTCTGCCGCAACTGCTACTGGCACTGGTTCTGGCGTTACGTTTACAGGCACCTGTTCTTACGGCCCCACCACGCTAGCTGTTGCGATAAATGGCAATACAGCGGCTACTGGATCGTCAGGCAACGTGCTAGGCGCTGCAACACAGCTTCAAGTCGGGCGGCGCGGGGCGATCTACATTAACGGCTACGTCGAAAAACTCTTGTACTTCCCCCAACAATTGACGCTGGCTGAAATGGCCGCGTTTTCCAAGTAAAGGTCTGACAATGAGCCTGACCAAAGTCACATACTCCATGATTGAAGGGGCGCCGGTCAATTTCAAGGATTTTGGCGTTGTTGGTGATGGTGTTACAGACGATGCAGCAGCACTTCAGGCCGCTGTTAACTATGCATCTTCGCTTGGTCGTCCAGTCACCATTCTTGGCGACCCGTCCTCCATCTATTACTTTAGCACCGACATTCTTATCCGGTCGTCGTTCATTACGATTGACTTACAGTGGGCTCGCGTTGTTGCCAATGCGCGGTTTACTTTCCTCGGCAATCTGACAGATAGCGACGGTGCGCTTGAAAATGACGCACTTCTTCTTGAGAGTGTCCATTTTCGGAATGCGTATTTTGGTAACCCCAATTCGTTTGACTCCGTTACGCGCGGGCCTTTTATGGCCTATGTTCGCAACAGTTCCATATCAAATTGTATCAAGAACAGCCGGGGCGGCACCAGCTTCAACCTTCATTTTGCGAAGCAAAGCTCTATCTATAATGTAATAAATTATGGCGCTCGTACTATTGGCTTAGGCGGCACCATAGGCATTCTTTTGCTACATACAATTGATTGCGAGGTGCGCGATTGTATGGTGGGCGGTCCCGGCGAATGGGTTTACGGAACCCAGCAGAAGGGCGGGTATAACAATCGTTGGGTAAATGTGGTTTGCCATGATTTTGACTACGCCAATCCTACCGGCGATGTCATTCGTGACCGTGGTGACAGTCCGTACACCGCCAGCACCACGACCGGCCCGTATCCCTATCTTACAGGAGATTGGTTGTTACCTGATAATCGCCGTGCTAGTCACTATACGGAGTTTATTAACTGCGCCGCCATAAACACGCCTCTTAACATGCCCGGTTTTAGTACGGAAGAAGCAATTGGTACGCGGTTTGTGTCTTGCCGTTCTGTCAATGCTCGCGGCATATTTTTGTATAGAGGTGTAAATGCTACATCTGGCTATGATGATTATTATGAGGTCGTAGACTTTAGAGGGGATAACGTAAGCTTCCCGCTTTCGGCTGTTAGCGTGTCTGCTACTCCAATGCAGTACTCTTCTGCACGCGGCATAACCGTGTCTTCTGTAGCCCCGATTACGTTTGCTACGCAGCGTGAAATCAGTCTTACAAACACGTCTAAGTTTGTCCTCCGCGACGTAAATATCGCTTCTTCTCCGTCTGTTTCGTCAAACGCATTTATAATAGATAACTCTTCAGATGCCATTATTTCTAACGTAGTTGTGCGAGGGCAATATACAGGCACCAATGCTGTAAACATTACTGCTACGAGCCTACGTACTAAATTTATCAATTGTGACTTTACAGGAGCCACCGCTACTACCACTTCGCGCGTTAGTGCCGCTCCAGCCAGTACATTTGTGAATACAGTAGTGTCAGCCTTTTCGACTACCGACGCCACAACCAACACGCTTACAAGAGCACTACCCGTATCAGGTACAAACGGATTTTTAACCGTAACTATCAAAGGCACTGGAACAAACTCGCAGGATTATTTCTTGCGAAAAGTTGGTCAGCTTTACAATAATACTGCAGGGGCCGTTACTGCAGTTGGAGGTGCGACAACTTTTGAGACGGTTACGGTTGGTACGGCTGCCGCTACATGGAGCTATTCGTTATCTATTGTCTCAAACCTTATTCGTATAAATGTTCAGGGTGCAGTAGGGTCTAATGTTGACTGGACAGTAACTTACAGTTGGGAATAACCAAGACAGCCAAACCGCAAACTAAGGGTCAAACACTGTTTTGAAATCCGCACCATTCCTTTGACTGCTGTAACACAATGTGTTACATATTCTTTGATGACCGTACTGGCCCGGCAGACCAGGAACCGAAAGGTGACGTGAATGAACGAGAACGAACTAGCGGGTGCGCCCGCGCCGGAACAGGCCCCTACGGCTGAGCCTGCTGCCGTTACAGACAATTCCACGCCGGAACCGACGCCTGCGGAAGCGCCCAAGACCTTCACTCAGGAAGAGCTGGACGCCATCGTCGGCAAACGTCTCGCAAGAGAACAACGGAAATGGGAGCGCGAGCAAGCGCAGAAGCTCAAGGCCACGCCTCCGGCTCCACCGCCGGAACCGCTGAAGCCCGACAACTTCGCAGACGCGCAAGCCTATGCCGACGCGATGGCCGAACGTAAGGCGCAGGAACTCCTCGCCAAGCGCGAAGCCGAAGCAGAGCAGGCGGCAATGCTCGAAGCCTATCAGGACCGTGAAGAGGAAGCCCGGAACAAGTACGACGACTTTGAACAGGTCGCCTACAACCCGAAGCTCCCCGTCACGGAAACGATGGCGCAAACCATTCAGGCCTCCGAGATCGGTCCCGACGTCATTTACTGGCTAGGGTCCAACCCCAAGGAAGCCGAACGGATTGCGCGCCTTAACCCGCTCTTGCAGGCACGGGAAATCGGAAGGATCGAGGCGAAAATCGCGTCGAACCCCCCGGCTAAAAAGACCTCAACCGCCCCGGCGCCGATTGCTCCGGTGACGGCCCGTACCGCCTCCGGTACGCCTGCATACGACACCACCGACCCGCGCTCTGTGAAGAGCATGTCAACGTCGGAGTGGATTGAGCAGGAACGGCTGCGCCAGATCAAGAAGTACGAGGCACAACGTAGACGCTAGAGAAGGATTTTGTAGTCGGGGAAGTTCTCAGAGAGACACCGCTTACGAATGACAAACCGATGAATACCAGTGGCTTCCGCAGCAGCGGCAAAAGAACGGTACTCTACCCCCAGCACGCTACACCGCGTGTTGCGAACGTGCTGTTCCTTGCGCCGTTGCTTCGAGGCTTCCGAGTGGCCCGCACGCTTAAAGTACGGGCGTGTTCTGCCAATCAGCGCAGCCCGCTGCTTGGCCTTGGTTTCTTCGGACGTAACGCGCCCGGTGCGGTACTCCCGCAGTTTTGCGCGCGTTTCTTCGGTTCGTTCGTATCGTCCATTAGCAACAAGCATCGCGGCGTGTCTGCCGGTAAGATGTTCGTGCTGCGACAGACACTCCAGGTTCTCCAATCTGTTGTCCGTCTTGTCGCCGTTGATGTGGTGAATTTGTTTGGTGGGGTCAAAACCCTCCACCCAACATTGCGCCACCACACGATGCACCAAATGCTTGCTGCCCATGCACAAATAGCCCAGTGCATGTTTGGACGGGGTGTACGGGCGGTGCTTTCTGAGAACTTTCCCGCAGCGCGAGACGGCGTAATTGTTGTTGAAAACCCGGTATTGAATACCGTCAACTTCAAAGCTAATCACGTTGTAACTCCTTTAGTTAACTACCGAATCATATTTAGCACCACTTAGAGAGAAAGTCAAACATGGCTAACAGCTTGCTGACAATTGATATGATCACCCGCAAGGCCCTCGAAATTCTCGAAAACAACCTGGTGATCACCCGCAACGTCAACCGTCAGTACGACGACAGCTTCGCTGTCGAAGGTGCCAAGATCGGTTCGACCCTCCGTATCCGTCTGCCCGACCGCGCTCTGGTGACGGACGGTGCTGCCCTTCAGGTGCAGGACGACAACGAGCAGTTCACGACCCTGACGGTTGCTTCGCAGAAGCACATCGGCGTGAACTTCACGTCTGCCGAACTCACCATGCAGCTTGACGACTTCGCCGACCGTGTGCTCAAGCCGCGTATCTCGCAGCTTGCGTCCTCCATCGACGCTGACGTCGCCAACGCCTACAAGGGCATCTATAGCTCTGTCGGCACCCCCGGCACGACCCCGGCCACTTCGCTTGTCCTGCTTCAGGGCCAGCAGAAGCTGAACGAGTTCGC